TGAGGATAATCTTTCGTAGCAGCCTTGCCAGTGTCTTTGTACTAATCTTGCTTGCTGTTATTTCTTAAAATTTGCTGCCTCTTCGGATCCACCAGTGGCATTGCCTTTGCTATAACTATGGGCACCAACACCTGCCAGGTTTCCATCTTTGACTATAAGATATTCGTTGCGTATTGGACGGCCTTCAAAATAACATTCTAAAACTTCACGCACACCTGCAGCATATCGTGTCTGAGCACTGAGGCTAGTTCCACTGATATGTGGAGTCATGCCATGCCAAGGCATTGTTCGCCACGGATGGTCTTGTGGTGCTGGTTGTGGAAACCAAACATCTCCTGCATAGCCTGCTATCTGTCCTGACTCACAAGCACGAGCTATAGCATCTCGGTCGCATATCTTTCCACGAGCTGTGTTGACGATATAACTGCCTCTTTTCATTTTGGCTATCATAGCATCATTGAATAGATGTTCAGTCTCTGGATGCAATGGACAATTAATAGTAACGATATCCACATTCTCTACCATATCTTCTACTGTTGCATGCCAGGTGAGGTTGAGTTCTTTTTCAACTGACTCTGACAAACGGTGACGGTCAAAGTAATGTAAATGCACATCAAATGGTTTCAACAGTTTAAGCACACGAAGGCCAATTCGTCCAGCGGCCACAGTACCAACATGCATACCTTCAATATCATAACTGCGTTTAGCACAATCTGCAATGTTCCATCCACCTGCAATTACTTGTTGATAACTAGGAATATAGTTTCTCACCAAACTCAACATCTGCATGACCACATGTTCTGCTACAGAGTTTGAATTGCTATAGGTAATTTCTGCTACGGTTATACCTCTTTCCATAGAAGCCTGTAAATCCACATGGTCACTACCAATACCTGCACAAAGTGCTAATTTTAGTTTGGGAGCTCGAGCAATTCTATCTGCTGTCAAATAAGCAGGCCAGAAAGGTTGACTAATCACGATTTCAGCATCATGTAGGTGTTGTTCAAATTCTGAATTTTCACCATCTTTGTCCGAAGTCACCACAAACTCATGTCCAAGGCTTTCTAAATATTTTCTCAAACCAAGCTCACCAGTTACACTACCCAATAAATGTCCTCTTGTAAAATCAATTGCATGAGGCGATGGTGCAGTTTGACCATCCGGATATTTTGAGATTTCTGGAATATCATCTCTTGCGTAACTTGTGGGGTATCCATCAATTGGATCATCATATAATACACATAAAACTTTTGACATATTAATTCCCTTAAATTATACTACAATACGATCAGGTTAGGCTGGCAAGGCTCCGTGCTTCTGACGATAATCCATGATGGCTGCTTTGATAGAGTCTTCTGCAAGGATACTACAATGGATTTTAACCGGAGGAAGGGCGAGTTCTGTCGCAATCTCGCTATTCGTAATAATCTCTGCCTCGTCAAGGGTACGACCCTTGAGCCACTCAGTGACCAACGAACTTGACGCAATGGCTGACCCGCAGCCATATGTTTTAAACTTTGCGTCTGTGATGATGTCATTTTCCACTTTTATTTGAAGCAGCATGACGTCGCCGCAGGCCGGAGCACCAACCAGTCCAGTACCCACCGCGGGATCATTTTTATCTAGTCGGCCAACGTTGCGTGGATTTTCGTAATGATCTACCAGTTGATCGGAATAAGCCATTTTGTTTCTCCTTTAAGCTATTGAATTATATATTATTGATACAACAATGTCAACCGGTTTGAGTGCATTGTGATTGATGCTGATTGAGTTGATTATTTCAAGGCACGTTTGGCCATTTTGTCAACAACGCTTTGAGCTTGATCGGGATTCATTGGTTCTTGACCTGCAGTTTCATCTTCGGCGCCGCGGAACACAACTTTACCATTGCGATCATCACCGTTGACACTGGCAATGATGTTGCTGAGTGGTGGTCGCTGTGACAGTGTTTTGAGTTGACCAACAGTGAGTGGCATACCCATTTGTTGAGCTAATTTTAAAAACCCAGCAACAGAAAAACTCTTGTTGATGTTTTCGTCTTGGGCACGGCTAAGGAGAAACTGGCTTAGTGCAGCCAGTTTTCCATTTGACATACCTTCAACTTCATTGATGCGCATTATCTACGCTTTCTGCCAAGCCCTGCGCCGGCAGCTGGTTCTTCAATGTCGGCATCAATATCAACGTCTACATCACCTTCTGGAGGGGGCATCTCACCGCCTATGTCACCACCCAACTCATCGCCGGCACCTGGAGGTGGTAATTCACCATCTACACCGGGCATTGCTGGGATGCCGCCGCCTTGGGCTTGTCCAGTGACAACTGCAAGAGCTTGCTCAAGTTGAGTCTTGGCACCTTGTAGGCTTTGGATCATTGTTTGTAGTGCAGTATTGGCATCAGTGTTGAACTGATCAGCCTGTGCGGTTCCCACTTGATTGCGAATTGAGTCAACCAGTGCAGGCAGTTCTTTGAACTGCATTTCACTGACATCTTCCAACATGCCTTGCACTGAGTCAACCATGTCTTGTGCAGCCAGCACCACTTGTGCTTGTTGTACTTCGCTTTCGCGCAGTTGCTGGGTGCGACGTGCAATTTCAAGATCTTGCAGGCGTTGTGTGAGTCCTTGTTCCATGATCACCAGACTCAAGTAGGCTTGATTGCGCTCACTGACATGGAATGCCGGGGTTGAGCGATGCTCGTCAACAAGACCCGTGACACGAGTCAGCATTTGACGAGTTTGACCACGTGTGAGTTTATCAAATTTAATCTTGTTACCAAAGTAACTTTCGAATACTTTAGCGATTTGTTTTGAAGGACGCTGTGCGGCCAGTTCGTTCAGTTTCATTTGAGAATCCTTTAAGATGCAAATATTTAGCCGATTTTATACATTTTTCCAATTCGGCTTTGATCCATTTCTGTCGTGTTTGTCGGTGCTGTAACTTAACTGCAGCCAGATCACGCATTTCCGTGCTAGCGGCACGATCTTTTACAGCAGTCCTGCAATTGATACCATTTTCAGTCGTTTGTAGGCGGCTGTCTAATTCTTTAATTCTACGAGCTAAATTCAATAGATTGTGATTGTCTGCAATACAGTAACTGATAGCATGTTTGGTGTTGCAAAATATGCCCACGTCGCGGTCTTGGTATGCCACTTTGACAGTGCCATCATTATTGATGATTTGATACTTTCCAAATGCTGTGTATGTATCACCGACTTTGAGTATGAGATTTGGTTCTAGCTGTTCTAGTTCTTGTTGTGCCAAACGAAATAAGCGTTGGTCAGGTTTCATTTAATGACAAAGTTGACCACAAGGTACCCAACAACGCTACCAAGCACAGCAATGATTCCAATGCCCCAATTGATAATTTGAGTATTGCGCTGATTCACAACTTTTTGCATCATATCCTTGACTGTACCAACGTCAATTTTGACTGAGCCAAGCACAGCGTCCAAAGTCTCTAGTTTTTCTTCAAGAAATCTATAACGTTCAGCGCAGAGCTCTACGTGTGCTTCCAAGCTCTTTTTTTCAATGTCGGTAGTATCAACCATTTTAAACTCCAAGATCATTTATTTATTCAATTTCTTGAAACCAAATATTGACTTTGGGATCTTGAGTATGTAACATAGGGTCTACCCCTGATTCTTCATCCAACCCCACAATCATGGGCACTGAATCACAATCCAGATACAACACTGCTAGACCGTCTGAAAACACATCATCGCGGTCGGATACGATTGTAAAGCTCCAGACATCGCGTTGCTTCACTGGCAGTGATATGTCAACCAACTGTGTGCGCAGACTCAACAGTTGCACCAGAGTCTCGTAATTGCGCTGTTGATTGCGAGATCTTGCCCAGGAGTCTTGATCTATGATTGCAGCCTGATTGTCGTCTTTGTAAGGCACTCGATTACTTTTGTAATGCCCGGTGGTACCTGTGGCAGTGCAATCAAAACTAGTCTTTACTTGAATTTTCATTCTTGATCAATTGATAAGTCATTTTTACTTGTGCAAGTAAATCAGCCAAGGCCACATTTGTGCGAGCTGTGTCGCGTATTTTTTCCCACACACGCTCCTCGGCTCTGAGATCTAACATTCGTTGTGTTTCGCCATCCATGTTATGTAGCCAACGATCAGGTGATCCTGACTCTCTGGCATACACAGTTTTGCCCCCGTCGGGACTTTCATATATTAGTTTAGTTTCCATTTATAAATTGACAGTTAAATGCAACAACTATTCTTTCTGTATCACCGGTATAGGGCATGGCTGCATGCAAAATCCAACTGGGAA